TTCCGTAATCACCCTTGTACTTTATGGGCAGCAAAAACAATTGATAATGCCTACTGGTTAATCAAATGGGGAATGAACTTGTGTGATGAATATACTTTACGATATAATAAAACTCACTCCTGCTATAATACCTTACTGCAAGCATACTATTTGTTTCCCAAAGGTAAGATTGACAAAGTGACATCATTTGCCCGTGCGATGCCCGATGAATATAAACTTGACGACAGCATTGACACTTTTACTGCTTACAAGATGTATATTGCATCCAAACCTTGGGTTGCATCTAATTATCTTCGTATGCCAGAACGAAAACCTTCGTGGATTTAAATTATGAATAATGATTTCTTGTGGGTAGAAAAATACGCGCCGAAGAAAATTGAAGATTGCATTCTACCTGAAGGTATTAAAAAAACATTTCAGGATTTTGTAAATCAAGGACAAATACCAAATCTGTTACTTGCCGGACCTCCTGGGGTTGGTAAGACAACAGTCGCAAAAGCACTTTGTAATGAATTAGGAGTTGATTTTTATGTCATTAATGGATCTGATGAGGGAAGATTTCTTGACACAGTACGGAACCAGGCAAAGAACTTCGCTTCGACCGTTTCACTTCAAGCAACTGGCAAACACAAAATTATCATCATTGACGAGTGCGATAACACAGGGAACGATGTTCAACTCCTCTTACGGGCAAATATTGAGGCATTTTATGGTAACTGCCGATTTATCTTCACCTGTAACTACAAAAACAAAATCATCGAACCCCTTCACTCCCGATGTGCCGTTGTCGAGTTTGGTATTAAGTCCAAGGACAGACCAAAAATCGCAGCAAAGTTCTTTGAAAGACTCAAAAAGATCCTGGATCAAGAAAAAGTTGAAGCAGATGATAAGGTTCTCGTTCAACTGATAAATAAGCATTTTCCTGATTGGAGAAGAGTCTTAAATGAATGCCAACGTTATTCTGTATCTGGTAGCATTGATTCTGCCATTCTTGCTACTTTCTCTGACATTAAAGTAAATGATCTCATTAAACATCTCAAAGAAAAGAACTTTCCGGAAGTTCGTAAATGGATTGTGGCAAACCTTGATAATGATGCCAGTAGTATTCTTCGTATGGTGTATGATGCTCTATATGAACATCTGGATGGTCCCAGTATTGCTTCTTGCGTTCTTATTGTGGCGAAATATCAATATCAATCAAATTTTGTAGCAGACCAAGAGATAAATCTTTTAGCAGCATTAACAGAGATTATGATTGAGAGTAACTTTAAATGAAATCTCTTAAAACTTGTTTAAGATATCCTGGGGGCAAAAGTAGGGCGGTCACAAAGATGGATCCATACTTTCCTGATCTTAGATATTATAATGAGTTTCGAGAACCATTTCTTGGGGGTGGATCTGTAGCAATTCATATTACCAAAAAATATCCAGACTTAACTATTTGGGTAAATGATCTTTATGAACCTTTGGTGAATTTCTGGCAACAACTTCAGATGTTTGGTGCCGATATGAAAGACAATCTTCAAGGAATAAAATTAGCAAATAATAAACCAGAATTAGCAAGAGATCTATTTCTTTATTGTAAGGATAAATTACACGAAGAAGATCGCTCAAATCTTGATCGTGCTTCTGATTTTTATATTATCAATAAGTGTTCTTTTTCTGGACTTACGGAAAGTTCCTCATTTTCGCCACAGGCATCTAATTCCAATTTCAGTCTTAGAGGTATTCAAAAACTTCCTGAGTATTCTAAACTTATTTCAAAATGGCGTATAACTAACTATTCATATGATTATATGATGGACGGAAACAGAAATGTTTTTATGTATCTTGATCCTCCTTATGACATTAAGGATAATCTCTATGGCAACAAAGGATCAATGCACAAAGGATTTGATCACGATAAGTTTGCTGTTGATTGCGATAATAACGATATGGATCAGTTAGTAAGTTATAATTCAGATCAGTTAGTGAAGGATAGATTTAAAAATTGGACTGCTGCTGAGTTTGATTTGACTTATACGATGCGTTCCGTAGGAGAATATATGAGAGATCAAAAACAACGTAAAGAACTTTTGCTTTTTAATTATAATAAAGATCCAAAAATTCAATTCAGTTTTGATGGTTGCTATAATTATAATAGATTGAAAAAAGAGGGTCTAATTGATGACTGAACTCAAAGATTGGTTGAACTCAATCAACCAGACAAAAAACAATATTATAGACGAAGATCCTTCACTTGAAAAAGAATATTCTCCTTATGTGATCAATCATTGTCTTTCTGGATATATTGATTGCGTAATGTATGCAAATGAAATGAATATAACTCCAAATCTCGATAAAAAGTTACAATACGATTTTTATATAAATATTCTTAGAACTAAGAAGAGATTTTCTCCTTGGCTTCGTAAAGATACGATTAAAGATCTTGAATATGTCAAACGGTATTATCAATATAATAACGAAAAGGCACAACAGGCTTTAAAAATATTAACAAAAGAACAAATTAACTTTATTAAATCTAAATTTGAGACTGGAGGAATGAAATGAGTGCCGTACAAGAACCAGAAGTGAAATGGACACCCGATATGATGGTTGAGGTTCTATTAAATGAACCTGATGACTTTTTGAAAGTTCGTGAAACTTTGACACGTATTGGAGTTGCTTCTCGAAAAGAAAAGAAAATATACCAGTCTTGCCACATTCTTCATAAGCAAGGTAGATACTATCTTGTTCATTTTAAAGAACTTTTTGCATTAGATGGTAAACACGCAAATCTAACAGCAAATGACATACAAAGACGTAATCGTATTGTTCAATTGGTTGCTGATTGGGGATTATTTACAATTGTAAAACCAGAAAAGATTACTGATATTGCGCCGTTAAACCAAATTAAAGTTCTTGCTTATAAAGAAAAAGGAGAATGGATTTTAGAAACAAAGTATAATATTGGAAAAAAGGCAAAACCAGCAGAAACCGAATAAAATCATACGGGGTTCACTACCCCGTTTTTTGTGCTTTCTGTTATAATTAGTATTGTGAATGCCGTAAGGGTTCACATAATCAAATCTCGCTTTTTAAGGAGCAAAAATGACTAATCTTTCTAGGTACACATCTGCTGATCTTCCTGCCCTGATGGATAGGATTACTCGTAATAGTATTGGAATGGACGAATATTTTGATCGTCTATTTAACCTTCATGAAACAACATCAAATTATCCTCCATATAATTTAGTTCAAATCAGTAGTGTAGAGTCGAGGTTAGAACTCGCACTTGCTGGATTTGCTAAAAAAGAAGTTCTTGTTTATACGCAAGATGGAAAACTTTTTATTGAAGGACAAAAAGAAGATAAAGAAACTGAAACAAATTATGTACATAAAGGTTTAGCGCAAAGAAGTTTTACTAGAACCTGGACTCTTGCTGATGATACAGAAGTCACTTCTGTAAATTTTGAGGACGGATTACTTACAGTAATTTTGGGAAGAATCGTTCCAGAATCGCATAAGAGAAAAGATTATCTATAAATAATAGTGAGCTAAACTATCGTTGCTGCAGGGAGGTAACTGGCAAAATCCAGTTGCACCTCCCCTTTTTTTATGCTATAATCAAAACAGGTATGATGAAATTATGTCTATCAAATTAGCACTTTTAAAATCAGGAGAAGAAGTAATCGCAGATATTAAGGAAATTATAAGCGAAGACGAGAAAGTAATTTCGTTTTTATTTTGTAATCCTTATACTGCAAAACTTCTTACGCCTCAAGTTTTAGTAGAAGATACTGAAAAAACACCAGAAAGGGAATATAGTGTTTCTTTTAATTCTTGGATGCCATTATCTTCTGAAACTGATATTGCAGTAAGCACTGACTGGGTGGTTTCAATTGTGGAACCAATAGAAATGGTAAAAAAATCTTATGAGGAGAAAATGAATGGAAGACGAAATGATGCTACCGATGGATCAGCAAGTGGAGGAAGAGGGGGAAATAACAACTCAAGTATTAATCTTAGTGAACAGGTTGATTTTGATCAGTAAAATTCAAGAAGTTTTAGCAGATATAGGACAACCTGATTGTAGATTGATTGATCCTTATATTATTTCGGATAGTCAAGAATTATCTCCTTGGATGTGTGATTATACTTCTACGACTGAAATTATGATTAGTTCTGATAAAATTTTGTCTTTACTAGAACCAAAAGAAAACATACTAGAGAAATACCTTGGATTTACTAAATGAAGTTTTATACGAATGTTTATGAGAAATTCAATAAAATATATGTAAGAGGATATGAAGATGGGAATTATTTTTCATATGGAGAAGAATTTTTACCTACTTTATATGTTCTTTCTAAAAAGAAAAGTAAACATAAAACTTTAGATGGATTGGATGTAGAACCAATTCAGCCAGGTAAGATTTCCGAATGTAAAGATTTTTTTGCAAAATATGCAATGGTAGAAGGATTTCCAATTTATGGAAATGATAATTACAAGGCACAATACATTTCAGAAAAATATCCAGAAGATGAAATAAAATTTGATATTAATAAAATTCGTTTATTTACGATTGATATTGAAGTTGCGTCTGAGGGAGGATTTCCAAATGTTTTTGATTGTGCCGAAGAACTTCTTGCAATTACTTTACAAAATTATGCAACTAAAAATATTATAACTTTTGCTTCTCGTCCCTATAATAATACTCGTAAAGATGTTCAATACGTACAATGTAGAGACGAAGTTGATTTGGCGCATAGGTTCTTATCATTCTGGGAAGAAAACACTCCCGATGTGGTAACTGGTTGGAATTGTGAACTTTATGATATTCCTTATATTTTAGGAAGAATTGATAAAATTCTTGGGGAGAAGGATGCTCGTCGTCTTTCTCCTTGGAAAAATATCTATCGCAAGGAACTAGTAATTAAAGGAAGAGCACAAATTTCTTATGATGTTGCTGGAATATCCGTAATTGATTATTTGGATTTATATAAAAAGTTTACTTATACCAATCAAGAGTCTTATAAACTAGACCATATTGCTTTTGTTGAATTGGGTCAGAAAAAATTAGATCACTCTGAATTTGAAACCTTTAAAGATTTTTATACAAAAGACTGGCAAAAATTTATTGATTATAATATTAAAGACGTAGAACTCGTAGATAGACTTGAAGATAAAATGAAGTTAATTGAACTTTGTTTTACGATGGCTTATGATGCAAAAGTAAATTATACAGATATATTTTATCAAGTAAGAACTTGGGATGCAATCATTTACAATTATTTGAAAAAAAGAAATATCGCAATTCCACAGAAAGATCGTTCTACAAAAAGTGATAAGTTTGCCGGTGCTTATGTAAAAGAACCAAAACCAGGAATATACGACTGGGTTGTTAATTTCGATTTGAATTCACTTTATCCTCATTTGATAATGGGGTATAATGTTTCACCTGAAACTTTATTAGATAAAAAACATCCTACAGTATCTGTGGATAAAATTCTAAATAAGCAACTTGATTTTTCTGATTATAAAGATTATGCGGTATGTCCTAATGGAGCAATGTATCGTAAAGATATTCGTGGATTTCTTCCAGAACTAATGGAAAAAATGTATAATGATCGTGTCATTTATAAAAAGAAGATGATTGAGGCAAAGAAACAATATGAAAAAACTCCAACTAAAAAATTAGAGAAAGAGATTGCTCGTTGTAATAATATACAAATGGCAAAAAAGATTTCTTTGAACTCTGCCTACGGAGCCGTAGGTAATGAATATTTTCGTTATTATAAGTTAGCAAATGCCGAAGCAATCACAACATCAGGGCAAGTTGCAATTCGTTGGATTGAAAATAAGATGAATTTGTATCTAAATAAACTCCTTAAGACAGATGAAGTTGATTATGTTATTGCTTCTGATACTGATAGTATCTACCTTCATATGGGTCCTCTGGTTGAAACTGTATACAAGGGAAGAGAGAAAACTACTGAAGGCATTGTTTCGTTCCTTGATAAGATCTGTAAGATGGAACTTGAAAAGTATATTGAAAGTTGTTACCAAGAACTGGCAGATTATGTAAATGCCTATGATCAAAAAATGCAGATGAAACGCGAGAATATTGCTGATCGTGGAATTTGGACTGCTAAAAAAAGATACATTCTCAATGTCTGGGATAGTGAAGGTGTGCGATATGAAGAACCTAAACTTAAGATAATGGGTATTGAGGCAGTCAAATCTTCTACACCAGCACCTTGTCGTCAAATGATTAAGGATGGGTTGAAAATTGTAATGAGTAAAACAGAAGATGAAATGATATCTTATATTGATAACTGTCGTAATACTTTTATTGAACTTTCACCAGAAGAAATATCATTTCCTCGTATGGTCTCAGATGTAAATAAACATAAAGCAGTTTCTACTCTTTATGGTAAAGGTACACCAATTCACGCAAGGGGTGCGTTAATTTATAATCATATGATTAAAGAAAAGGGTCTGGATAAAAAGTATGCATTTATTCAAAATGGCGAAAAGATTAAGTTTTGTTACCTTAAACTTCCAAATCCAATTCGTGAAAATGTAATTTCTTTTATTCAAGAATTTCCAAAGGAACTAGCACTAGACAAATATATAGATTATGATTTACAATTCAATAAAGCTTTTCTTGACCCAATGAAGGTCATTTTAGATGCTATTGGATGGAACGTGAAAAAAACAGTTAACTTGGAATTATTTTTTGTATAACTATGGACTTTTTAAAAGATATTGTAAAAGAAATTGGTGGAGAATACACACAACTGGCATCCGAAATTGACGAAACTGAAACGTATGTGGATACTGGCAGCTACATTTTTAACGCTCTTGTATCTGGTAGCATCTTTGGTGGTGTTTCTGGGAACAAGATTACTGCAATTGCAGGGGAAACTTCTACTGGAAAAACTTTCTTCAGTCTTGCTGTCGTTAAGAATTTCCTTGATAATAATCCTACTGGATACTGTTTGTATTTTGATACTGAAGCAGCAATCACAAAATCCCTTTTGGAAGGTAGGGGAATTGACACAACTCGCTTGGTGGTTGTCAATGTAGTCACGATTGAAGATTTCCGTAATAAGACTCTGAAAGCAGTTGATTTATATTTGAAAAAATCTAAAGACGAAAGACGACCTTGTATGTTTGTACTTGACTCTTTGGGTATGCTCTCTACTAATAAAGAAATTACAGATACACTTGCCGAGAAGGATACTCGTGATATGACTAAGGCACAACTGATTAAGGGTGCTTTTAGAATGTTGACTCTTAAGTTGGGTCAGGCAAATATTCCTATGATAGTCACCAATCACACATATGAAAGTATGAGTCTTTATGGTGGTAAGCAAATGTCAGGTGGATCTGGATTGCAATATGCATCATCTACAATCGTATACTTATCAAAGTCAAAAGAAAAAGATGGAACAGAAGTTATAGGAAATATTATCAAAGCAACAACAAAGAAATCAAGATTAAGTAAAGAAAACAAACAAGTTGAAATTCGGTTATTTTATGATGAACGTGGACTTGATAAGTATTATGGATTACTTGAACTTGGTGAGATTGGTGGATTGTGGAAAAATGTCGCAGGACGTTATGAGATTGGTGGTAAAAAAATCTATGGTAAAGATATATTAAAAGATGTAGACAAGTATTTTACTCCAGAAGTAATGCAAGCACTTGACGAAACTGCACAAAAAGAATATTCTTATGGAAGCTCTTAATGGATTAGTTCAAGTATATGAGAATGCATTAGAAGAAAATGTATGTGATTTTTTGATTGATATGTTCGAAGAACATTCAAATAAACAAGAACGTATAGAAAATGAAAGAAAACCAAACTTTACTCAATTTAATCTTACAGAAAATTGTAAATTAACAAAAGAGATTGAGCAAGTTCACAATCATCTTATTCAAAAAACATTTCAATATCGCAACGAATATTACGAAATGGTAGACAGAAGAGTTTTTCCAAAAGAACACGCATTTGAGCAATTTCGAATTAAACGTTATAATGATGATGGAAATGATGAGTTTGATACTCACGTAGATGTGGTTGATTATGAAACCGCAAGAAGATTTTTATCTTTTATGTGGTATCTTAATGATGTCGAAGAAGGAGGAGAAACAAAATTTTTAAATATGATGGTCAATCCAAAGAAAGGAAATCTTCTGGTTTTTCCTCCACTTTGGATGTTTCCACATTCTGGACTAATTCCAATTAGTTCGCCAAAATATATTATTAGTACGTATTTACATTATAAGTAATGGAAAAAATTGAAACTACTATTCTTCGCAATCTTCTTTTTAATAATGAATATTGCAGAAAAGTATTGCCTTTTATTAAAACGGAGTATTTTGAAAACCTTCACGAGAAAGTAGTTTTTGAAGAGATTTGTAAGTTTATTGTTGCTTATGAAGAACTTGCTACTAAAGAAGTTCTTTTAATTGAAACTGAAAAAAGAACAGATATTACAGAGGATACTTACAAAACTATTTGTGATTATGTTTCAAAACTTGATGATGGACACGCAGATTTAGAATGGGTAACTGATACTACCGAAAAATGGTGTCGTGATAGAGCAATTTATCTTGCTTTGATGGAAAGTATCAAAATTGCTGATGGTCAAGATGAAAAGAAAAACAGAGATGCAATTCCAAGTATTCTTCAAGAAGCATTAGCAGTTGGTTTTGATAATAATGTTGGGCACGATTATCTAAATGATTTTGAGAAACGTTATGATTTTTATCACAAAAAACAAGAAAAAATACCATTTGATTTAGATTATTTCAATAAGATTACCAAAGGTGGTATACCAAATAAAACACTCAATATCGCTCTTGCCGGAACTGGTGTTGGCAAATCTTTGTTTATGTGCCACGTTGCTGCTTCTGTTCTTTTACAAGGAAAGAATGTTCTTTATATAACTCTTGAAATGTCAGAAGAAAAGATTGCCGAACGTATTGATGCAAATCTTTTAAATATTAATATCAAAGATATTGAAACACTTCCAAAAATAATGTTTGAAAGTAAAGTAAATGCTATTGCAAAGAAAACACAAGGAACTTTAATCATTAAAGAATATCCAACTGCTTCAGCACATTCGGGACATTTTAGAGCATTATTAAATGAACTGCAATTGAAAAAATCATTTCGTCCTGATATTATTTTTATTGATTATTTAAATATTTGTGCTTCTTCAAGATATAAAGGTAATCTTTCGGTTAATTCTTATTCTTATATTAAATCAATTGCTGAAGAATTAAGAGGGCTTGCGGTAGAAATGAATGTTCCTATTTTTAGTGCAACACAAACTACTCGTAGTGGTTCTACAAATTCTGATCCAGATTTGACTGATACTAGTGAGTCTTTTGGTCTTCCTGCGACTGCTGACCTTATGTTTGCTTTGATTTCTACCGAAGAATTAGAACAATTGGGACAGATTATGGTAAAGCAACTTAAGAACAGATATAATGACCCAACATCCAATAAAAGATTTGTTGTTGGAATAGATAGAGCAAAGATGAAACTTTATGATGTAGAACAAAACGCTCAAGATGGTATACTTGACGCTGGTAAAGATGAAGAGTATAATGATGAAGAAAAGAAACCTAAAAAATCATTTGAGGGATTTAAATTCTAATATGACCCAAGTTATTGATACAAAAAAATATATTGAGTTCGTTCGTGAAACTACAAGTAAAGCAAGTAGTGATTTTCCTTCTTTGCTTTCTCGTCTAACTGAATTGGAAATTGGAGATGCAGATGTCCCTCGTCTTATGACTGCTGCATTTGGAGTGAGTGCCGAGGCAGGAGAACTTGTAGAAATTATAAAAAAAATATTCTTGCAAGGAAAGCCATATAATGAAGAAAATATCATCCATATGAAAAAAGAGGCAGGAGATATTCTCTGGTATATGTCTCAACTTTGCATTGCTCTTGATACTACTTTTGAAGAATTGATGGAAATTAATTACCAAAAACTATCAGCAAGATATCCAGAAGGAACTTTTGATATTCATCGTAGTGAAAATAGAGTAGAGGGGGATTTGTAAAACATACACTCTCTCCTCTTTTGGGGAGAGTTTTTTTTTATAAATATAAGAAAATAAGGTAGAGTAGGATATTTTTTTATATGAAAACTTTTAAAATATTTTTAGAGAATGCAGCAGAAAATCTTGCAGCACTAAGAGCAAAAAGCGAAAATCGTAAACAAGAACTAATGCAACAAATTGCTACTCAAAGACAACAAAAAAAAGAAGATGAAGAATTAGAAAATACAATAAACAGAGAAATTGAAGAAAGAGAAAAAGCAAAAACAAATAAAAGAAAACCCACAAAATTAGAAGACAAAAAAAGATAAGATAAATAACTAGAAAACCTAGTATAAATGAAGACATTTGTCCAATTCATCAAAGAAGCCACAGAAACCCTTGCATCTACTGAAGCAAAGAATAGAGGTCTTGTGGGTGATGGACACGGGGATTGGTTTGATAAGCAAGGGAAGTTAATAGCAAAAACAGTTGGCGGAAAGTTAAAATATTTTGGACAAGGTGAGAAAAAACAACAACCAGAAGTATCAGTAAAACAAAAAGTATCAACACAACAAGCAACACCTACAACACAACAAGGACAAGTAGGACAGCAGGAAACCCAAGAGGAGCAACCAAATGGGATTGTAATTTTACTTGGTAGATTTAATCCTCCATCCAAAAATCACGAAGCATTATTAGCAGCAGGTTATAATCAATCAATAAGAAAAAAATATGAATATCGTATCTATCCAAGTCGTATTCAGGATGGAGATTTAAATCCACTCAATCCACAATTAAAGATTTCATATATGAAATCTATGTTCTCCAAGTATGCAGATTATATTGTAGATAGTGATAATATTAAAACTATTTTTGATGTTTTAAGTTCTGTTTATAATGATGGTTATACTGATGTAGTAATTGTAACAGGGCAAGATAGACTTGGAGAATTTCAAAGTTTAGCACATAAAGGTGAAGGTCAAAATTATCAGTTCAATAATATCGAAGTAGTTTCGTCTGGTGTAAAGGACCCTGATAGTGATGTAGAAACTGCTGGTTCTTCGTCAATGATGAGAACTGCTGCTGCACTTGGTGATTATGAAAAGTTTTCTGCTGGATTGCCACCATCTATGAAGATGGGCGAAAAACAAGAAATGTTTAATACTTTATCAAAATCAATTAAGGTAACAGAAAATACACAACTTTGGAAAATTGCACCAGAATTGGATATTAGCGGATTGAGGCAAGATTATAAAAATAATGGTCTTTTTGATGTTGGAGCATTAGTCGAAAATCAAAATACTGGATTGATTGGAAGAATACTTCGTCGTGGTGCAAATCATTTAATTTGCGTAACGAAAGAAGGTGTAATGTTTAAGAGTTGGTTAAAAGATTTGAGAGAAGTATATGAAGTTGGAACTTGCTCTTACCGAGCACACGCACAATCAATTACACCAGGCCAACCAGTAGTTTCTTTTACGGATGTAGAGATTAAAGAAACAATACCAAAGAAAAATATAAATATCAATAAAGCAGCAAAAGTAAAATGAGAACTTGGAAGGAAGTTATACAAGAAGCAAGTGCTACTGAAATTAAAAGAGCAGGAGAAGCAGCATTACGAGATGAAAGAAATAAAAATAAAGCAGAAAAAATAACAAAAGGCAAATCTTCTTATCAGGATTATTTGGAAAAACAACTTGCATTTAAAAAGGACAAATACGAAGCACAAAAAAAAGCACAAATTGAAAGAGCGAAAGAAAAAAATGTCCAAGGACCTTTAGATCAAGCAAAGGCGTCACTTAAAGGAATTCAAACCCAAACTATTTCGGACAAAGATAAGGAAGGCACGGCATATTCTAAACTTATGGGAAATGTTGGTTCTACTGCTGTTGGAGTTGGTGGTGCTGTATTTCACGGTATAAGAGCATTAGCAGCAAGAAAAAAAGCAGAAACAAAAGCAAAGGAGAAACAACAAGAAAAAAGAGAAAGAAAAGCAGCTGGAAGACCACCTGGAAAAACTGAAAAAAAAGAAAATCCTTCACCCGAAGCACCAACTGCTAAAACAGAAAAATCACAAGAACAACCAAAATTACTTGTTCCATCTACAAAAAGACTTCCTCCATCTGGAGGTACTGGTGGTCGTGGTGCTAAAAAGCAAACACTTGGACAAAGAGCAAGAAATAATCCAGCAATTAAAGCAGGATTAATTACTCAACGTATGGAAAGTTATTCTAATTGGAGAGAAGAACTTTTAATTGAAGTAGACGAAAAAGATAAAGGAAAAAAAGAAAAAATTATAGATGTGATGAAAGGAAAAAATACAATCATTATCAATCCAGAAGATAAAAAGGTAAATGAAGAATCTGCTGCTTGGCAAAGAAAGGAGGGAAAGAATCCAGAAGGTGGATTAAATGCAAAAGGAATTGCGTCTTATCGTAAAGAAAATCCTGGTTCAAAACTCTCTCTTGCTGTGACTACTCCACCATCAAAACTTAAAAAAGGTAGTAAAGCAGCAAATCGTAGAAAGTCTTTTTGTGCTCGTATGGGAGGAATGCCTGGACCTATGAAAGACGAAAAAGGTCGCCCAACCAGAAAGGCATTAGCATTAAGAAAGTGGAATTGTTAAATTGTGGTAAAATAGATAAATAAAATAGGAACATTTCACCTAGAGGTTATTATGTCAGTCGCAATCGTATGGGCATGGGTATCAGCTAATCAAGCACTTTTAGCAACTGTATTATTTGCAGTTTCGGAAGCACTTGGAGCAAATCCAAAAGTCAAGGCTAACGGTATTCTTTCACTTATCATTATTCAGGCACAAAATGCTTTGAAAGCAAAAGGCGCAAAAGACATTACTCCTTGAGAGTAATTATAAAAAAACTCAATTTATTAAATTATAGTGAATTTTTCAAAAAATTCACTAAATATAAAATAGATTTACTGGGGAGTAAATAACTCCCCATTTTTTATAAATACTTTTAGGAAAACTTACGGAAGAAAAGAATGGCACTCTGGGGCATTTCAACAACAACCGAAACTGCGGCAAATAATTATAACATTCCAAAGTTTATGCACATCGTTGACAAAAACATTACAGGGCATAATGTTTTTGCTGATGGTCGAGGATGGATACACAGACACTACAAGAGTTCTGAAAACTCTGGAATTAGCACCAGGTATTATGATGAGGTTTTAGTTCCTGTTGCTGGTCTGAATACTGCTGGTAGTGGTTCTAATAGTACAGGACACGGAAATTCTACTCCAGTAGCAGTTTTCTTCGAAGATCCAAACAAGGCATCACCAATCTCTGTTGGTGGTGGCGGAACTACCGGTATTGCTACTAATACTACTGGATATGTTCATCTTGTTTATAATGAACTGGTTTATGTTTCTGCCGGAGCAACAGTTAGAATTCGTACCTTTGATGCTAATAATGCAAATGAAAGCACTGCAATTGTTGGGACAGCAGCATCAGTTACACCTGGAGCACCAGTTGTTAATTATGTAAATGTCAATGGATTGACTGTTTTTACAAATTATAACGGACAGATTACAAATAGAGTAGCATTTGCCTTTACTTCACCAAGTACTGTTTTGACTGCAAACGTTCCATTCACAACATCAGTAACTACGACAGGACAAACTGTTGCGATTGGTGGAACTAATATCTTTGTTGACTCAGTAACGGGTGTTTCTATTGGAAGTTCACTTACAGTAGCAGGTAAACTTACAAATGTTTCTGTTGTTGCTGTTGGAACTACTTCTGTTCAAATTGGAACTGCAAGTACAATTTCTTCAACAATTACTGCAGGACTTGGAGTTACATTTAGCACAAGAACAAATGCTACAAAGTTGTTTATTGATATGAGTAGAGGATTTATTGGTGTTGGTACTGATGGTGCAACTGGCGTTGGTATCATTAGCTCCTTTACTTCTGACATCATTCGTCAAATAGGCGGTGCTGGAACTTATCTTTCTTTACAAAAAGATGGAGTAACTGCCGTTGGACTTGGAACAACTACATTAACAGTTAGATAATATACAATATGAGATTTGATGAATTGAATGAAGAAAACTACATAATCTTTGCGATTAAACATTATGAAAATCCACAAGCAATTACGCAAGAGGATTTTTTTGAAGATATGAAAAGATTTAAGTGGATTAAACGACTTCTAAACAAATATAAAAATACCGGTGATTTAAATACTCATTTAATCATTAATCACTTTATGTCTCTTTATAATGTATTTGGAGAATCTACAACACCTTTATTGTTTTATAAAATTAATAAAGAACTTTGGGGTGTTTTAAAGACTTTTGTTTTATATCTTGGAAGACTTCCAGAATATCCAAAAACTACAATACACGATATACCAGTAGACATAGAGTGTCTTAAGATTTTAAACTCAATCTAATGAAAGAAGAAGTTCTATTAAAGGTTATTAGTATTATTCGTAATCTTCGAGAAGACGGAATAATATCCTCTGGTGCGCCAACAAATAATGCTTCAGGTGAAAATATTGCAGGTCTTCCTCCGGACAACCCACCAGTAGATTTAAGAAAAAAAAAATATAAAGGTATTCCATTTTTTTACAAAAATATCTTTAGGAGAAAGAAAAATGTTTAAGCAAACTGGAGCATCAACTGATACTAAAGTTGCAGTTCTTGAAGAAAAAGTTTCTATCTATGAGCAAATGATGAAAAAGATTGAAGATGCAATATACGCAATTAGTGAAACAAGTCAAGGTATTTCTAAAATGCTTGCAATACACGAAGAAAGACTAGAGCAAGGCATAAGATCTGACGAAGTAATCATTAAAATGATCGATGATCTTAAAAAAACAGTAGAAGCAGAAGATGTCGATTTGAGTGATCGTATTGATGAAGTGATTGAAAGAGCACAAGAAAAAATAAATGAAATTGATAAAAAAGTAGAAGAAGTCAAAAAAGTCAAATGGATGGTGATTGGAATTGGCACTGCTATTGCGATTGTGGTAGCATCAGCAACATCATTAATGGGCGGTATATTGACACCTGATAATTTTGGATATAAGATAGAACAGAGAATAGTCCCAAATTCAGAAAACATTAAAAGATGAGTTTTATTGATGAGAAATACATTTCGTTAGTTTCATCCAGGCTTCAAAAATTTACAAAGAAAAAATCAGGTTTATATAACTTCCGTTGTAATTATTGCGGAGACTCTGAAAAGCAAAAAAGTAAAGCAAGGGGATATTTATATCAAATCAAAAATGATTATAATTACAAATGCCACAATTGTGGTGCAACACGAACTCTTACAAACTTTTTAAAAGATTTAGATACTGTTCTTTATGATCAGTATGTAATGGAAAGATATAAGAATGGATTAACTGGAAAGAAATCAAATACACCAGAACCAGAATTTAAATTCGAAGCACCAATATTTAAAAAAAAAAGTTTCAATCTTCCAACTATCCTAGAACTAAATAAAGAACATTTAGCAAGAGTTTATTTAGAAAAAAGACAGATACCAGAAAAGTTTTTAAGTGAATTATATTACTGTGAAAATTTTAAAGAATGGACAAATACACAAAAAGAAACTTTTAAATCGGTTCAATATGATGAACCAAGAATTATTATTCCTTTAATTAAGGATGGTGAAATTTTTGGTTATCAAGGTCGTAGTTTAAATAAATCATCAAAAGTTAAATACATTACAATCATTCTTGATGATAGTCAACCCAAAATCTTTGGTTGGGATAATCTTGATTGGAAAAAAACAATTTATATTGTCGAAGGTCCTTTTGATAGTATGTTTTTGAATAATGCAATTGCGATGGTTGGTGCTGATATGGATTATATGTTTTTTATTCACCATTATGATGTTGAATTTGTATTTGTTTATGATAATGAAAAAAGAAATAAAGAAATGATAGCAAGAGTCGAAAAGACAATTGATATGAAATTTCCTGTGGTGATTTGGCCACAAGACTTGAAATATAAGGACATTAATGATATGATATTAGAAGGACTTGATGTAGAAAAAATCATAAAAGATAATACTTTTATGGGATTAGTAGCAAAAGCAAAACTTATTGGATGGAAACGAGTATGAGCAATGGAACAAAGGTTATTAAAAGAAGTGGAACTGCCGAAAGATTAGATTTGGATAAACTTCATATAATGGTAGAGGAAGCTTGCAAAGACCTCTCTGGGGTTTCTGCATCTCAAGTTGAGATACAGTCTGGCATTCAATTTTATGATGGGATTACAACAGCAGAAATACAAGAAATTTTAATTCGTTCTGCATCAGATTTGATTGATTTGGAAACCCCAAACTATCAATATGTTGCTGCCAGACTTTTGTTATTTTCTGTTCGTAAATCTTTATATGGAAAACTTCAAGAGCATCCAGACTTTTTTACCCATATTCAGTCTTGTGTAAATCTTGGAGTTTACGACTCTGAAATTTTATCATTATACACAGAAGAAGAAATTAATCGTCTTGGTTCTTTTATCAAACATAGTCGCGATTATCTATTTACTTATGCCGGTCTTCGTCAGGTAGTTGATAAGTATTTGGTACAAGATCGTAGTTCTGGTGGAGTATACGAAACTCCGCAGTTTATGTATATGATGATTGCAGCAACAATCTTCTCTAAATATCCAAAAGAGATCCGTTTAGATTACATTCGTAAATATTATAATGCAATCTCAAGACACCGAATCAACATTCCAACACCAATCATGGCAGGAGTGCGAACACCACTTCGTCAATTTGCATCTTGTGTTCTGGTTGATGTTGATGACACCCTCGATAGTATCTTTAGCAGCGATATGGCTATTGGCAGGTATGTCTCACAAAGGGCTGGTATCGGCATTAACGCAGGCAGAATCAGGGGCATCAACAGCAAAATCAGAGGGGGAGAAGTTTCTCATACAGGTGTTATCCCATTCCTCAAAAAGTTTGAATCAACTGTTAGATGTTGTACACAAAACGGGATTCGCGGTGGAAGTGCTACTGTCCACTTTCCAATCTGGCACCAAGAAATAGAAGACATTCTTGTTCTCAAAAATAACAAAGGAACAGAAGATAATCGTGTTCGTAAACTTGATTATTCAATTCAACTTAGTAAAATATTTTATGAAAGATTTATTCAAGATGGTGAAATTACGCTTTTCTCCCCGCACGATGTACCTGGATTATATGATTCTTTCGGAACAATTGAGTTTGATTCTCTCTACCTTGGATATGAAAATAACCCCAATGTTCCAAAGAAAACAATAAAGGCACAAGAACTTATCCTCAATCTTCTTAAAGAAAGAGCAGAAACAGGTCGTATTTATATTATGAATATGGACCATTGTAATTTTCATAGTTCTTTTAAGGATCAGATTACAATGTCAAATTTGTGTCAAGAAATAACTTTACCGGTTGTTCCACTTCAGCATATTGATGATGATGGACCAGAAGAAATAGCAACTTGTATTTTAAGCGCATTAAATGTTGGTAAAATAAAATCAGATGAAGAACTTGAGGAACTTTGTGACCTTACAGTAAGAGCACTTGATGAACTGATTGATTATCAACACTACCCTGTAAAGGCAGCAGAGAACTTCACAAAGCGTCGTAGAGCTCTTGGTGTGGGATTTATAGGACTCGCACACTATCTTGCAAAACTGGGACTTGCTTATGACTCTCAAGGTGCTTGGGATGCTGTGCATGGTCTTTCTGAATCGTTTCAGTATTACTTGCTGAAAACATCAAACCAACTCGCAAAAGAAAAAGGACATTGTGAATATTTTGGACGTACCAAATATTCTGATGGTATGCTTCCGATTGATACTTATAAAAAAGATGTAGATGAAATCTCCAATATTCCCTTTCAGCACGACTGGGAAGCACTAAGAGCATCTATTTTAGAGTATGGGTTGAGACATTCCACACTATCAGCACAGATGCCATCAGAGAGCAGTTCTGTCGTCTCTAATGCAACTAATGGTATCGAACCTCCTCGTGGTTATCTGTCAGTCAAGCAATCCAAAAAGGGACCACTAAAACAGATTGTACCTCAATACCAAACTCTCAAAAATAATTATACTTTACTTTGGGATATGAAATCTAATCGAGGATATATCAATATTGTTGCAGTAATGCAAAAGTTTTTTGATCAGGCAATATCAGGTAATTGGTCTTATAATCCAGAGAATTATCCTGATAATGAAGTTCCTGTAAGTGTAATGGCAAATGATTTTCTCACCACATATAAACTAGGTTGGAAAACAAGTTATTACCAAAATACTTATGATGGAAAGACGGATGATGCAAAAGACGAAAGAGTAAATACTATTGATGATTTAGTAAATGAAATTTTAAATTCAGGAGAAGATGACTGTGAAAGTTGCAAAATTTAGAGTTCACTCGCAAGAACCTACAATGCTAAAAGGAATGACCGTCTTTAATACTAATGACGTTGATTCCAAGAAACAACCAATGTTTTTTGGAAAACCACTTGGAATTCAAAGATATGACTCCTATAAGTATCCAATTTTTGATAAGTTAACTCAACAACAACTTGGTTTCTTTTGGAGGCCAGAAGAAATTTCTCTACAAAAAGATCGTGCAGATTACCAAACACTAAGACCAGAACAAAGGCATATCTTTACTTCAAATTTAAAGTATCAAATTATGCTTGATAGTGTTCAAGGTCGTGGTCCTGGAATGGCATTTACACCTTATTGTTCTCTTCCTGAACTTGAAGCATGTATGACTGTATGGGGATTTATGGAAATGATACATTCTAGATCTTATACTTATATTATTAAGAATGTTTATCCAGATCCAGCAGAAGTTTTTGATACTATTCTAAATAATGAAAAGATATTAGAAAGAGCATCATCAGTTACTGGTGCTTATGATGATTTTATAAATTCTGCACATTCCTATGGAACTTCTAATGATTGGGAGTTTGCAAATGAAGGTGTTCCTTATGGAACTGATGCAAGACTTGAATTAAAACGAAAACTATATCGTGCAGTTGCTAATGTAAACATTTTAGAGGGGATTAGATTTTATGTCTCGTTTGCATGTTCTTTTGCGTTTGGGGAACTTAAACTCATGGAGGGATCTGCCAAAATTATCTCTCTTATCGCAAGAGATGAAAATCAGCATCTTGTCATCACTCAAAACATCCTCAACAAATGGAATGACGGAGATGATCCAGAGATGCAGAAGATTGCTAAGGAGGAACAAGAATGGGTAAGAGGAGCATTCAAAAAGTGTGTAAATGAAGAAAAACTATGGGCAGAATATTTGTTTAAAGATGGTTCTATGATTGGATTGAATGATAAACTACTTGGAAACTATGTTGAGTGGATTGCAAATCGTAGAATGAAAGCAGTTGGATTAAAACCTGAATATGATATTGCATCAAAGAACAATCCACTTCCTTGGACTGAACATTGGATTAATTCTAAATCAGTTCAAGTTGCACCCCAGGAAACGGAAATTTCTAGCTATTTGGTTGGTGGAATTAAACAAGATATGAAAAACGATAGTTTTACTGGATTTAAGTTATAGGATTTGGGGGCATATGCCCCCTTTTTTTATAAATAAATAAAAACCGTAGAAATGATATGTCTAATTTTTACAAAAAAGAAAACATAAATGAAGGTTTGAGTTTTGAAATAAAACCGTCCAGAGGAATTGGAGCATTAACACCTGACGCAGCTCAACAACTAGGACCAAAAGCAGTTGAACTACAAAAGAAAAAAGCAGCAGAAGTAGATCTTCCTAACAAGTCGGGCGTTAAACTTGCAAATTCATATAAACCGAAAGGAAAAATAGTAAAAGAAGCACACTACAATCCTACGACTGGAAAAATTCAAGCAGAAAAACCATCAGAAGAAGAAATTAATACGTTGGCAAAAAAAGCAGCAGCATCTGGACCAAAGAAAAGAAAACCAGTTGGTTCAGTTCGTAAAAATAGTGCGACCTTCAAACCATCATCACCAGAGCAAGCAAAGGCGGATATGAAAAGTTGGAATGATTATTGGAGTGGAAGTGAAACAATTGATGTAGGTGCTGATGCTGGTTCTACTATTAGCGATTTCGTCCATTCAAAGAGCAAAACATTCAAGGGTGATAGTACGAAGCAAAGAATTAAGAGAGCACTTGGTGCTTATTATGGAGCACAGAAAGAAGAAATAGAAAATAGTTATGAGTGTGTGATAGAAGCACTTGTAGAATATGGATTTGCCGAAGATGCCGAAACTGCAAACGATATGATTATTGGATTAAGTGAAGGTTTTATTGGTATGATATTTGAAGAATATTTGGAAGAGAAAGCAAGAGGCACTAGACCAAAAACAACTGCACACGCATATGATATGGACGAAACTTTGTTTGGTCACGACCATTCAAAGGTGAATGTCCACGTTCATAATGAAAAAGGAGAGAGAACTCAAAGTTTGAGTAATCAAGAATTCAATACTCATAAACTTCCAAAGGGTCATTCTTATAACTTTGATGAGTTTAGAAGTTCAAAGGTTTTTGAAAAGTCAGCAAAACCTTTGAAAAAAATGATTAAGCATTTGAATAAACAAAAAGCACGAGGATATGATACTCATATTGTAACGGCTCGTAGTGATATGGACGATCAACCTGCATTTGCAAAACATCTTTCTAAGTATGGTATTAATATCAATCCAGGAGAAAACGGTAAAGGACATACTCACGTTCATCGTACAGGTAATCTTGAAGGTAGTGATGTTGGAGTAAAGAAGAAAGATACACTTCAAGGTTTATCACAAAAACACGGATATAAGAAAATTCATATGTATGATGATGCTGCAAAGGTCCATAAGGCGGTTCAAAACACACCAGGAGTTGAGGTCAAAACTCATATGGTAAAACCAAGAGGGAAGTCAGGTGAAGTGCGACCACGGTCGTTTAGAGCAACCGAAACACAAAAAGAAGAATATTATATTGATTTTGGAATTAATAATATACAAGAAGTGAAAGAAATAGACATTACGCCTTATGAATACTGGAAAGAAAATATAAGATAAATAATAGAAAAAGTACTTTTTTAGTAAAATGAAGCAAGAGAATTTAGACGAGCTTAAAAATATCTACTTAGGTTTGGTGACTGGTGGGGAAGGACCGGAAGTGTTGAGTGAGGCACCTACTCAATTTGCTAAAGATTTACAGAATAATATAAGAGATACGGCAGCTCAAAAAACAGTTAATAAAGCTCTTAGTGGAGGACTAAAACCTGCTGCAACACCTACAGTTCCGAGACCTGCTGCACCTACTCAATTTGCTAAAGATTTGCAGAATAATATAAGAGATACGGCAGCTCAAAAAACAGTTAATAAAGCTCTTAGTGGAGGACTAAAACCTGCTGCAACACTACCAGCAAAAAAAGTTGGTCCTAAGATTGTAGGTCCTAAGATTGTAGGTCCTGGTGGTGATAATAGTGGAGGAACACCAGCAGGACAAGCACCAAAACCTGCTGCTCCAAGACCAGCAGCAGCACCTACAAAACCAATGGGTGGCGCTCCTATGGACCAGTTTGCAAGAGCAAATCCAACTCTTGCCGCCAAAGTAAAACCAGGGCAATCTGGATATGATACTATCAACACAAGATTATCTGCCGATAACGATAGAGGACCAAGCACACCAACACCAGCAGCAGAACCTTCTGGTGAAACTGATAGGCTCAAAAAGGCACTTGACATCAAAAAGTCAGATGTGACCTCTTCTTATGAATGGTCTTCAGTAAAAACTCTAAAGAATATTGCAGATGCATATTCTAGTGTTTATGAGAAGAAAGAATATGAAACATCCAGAGATAAAGACAAAGATGGTGATAATGACTTTGCTGATAATATGATTGCTCGAATGGTTGCTTCTGGTATGTCCCGTGAAGAAGCAATTAAGAAAGTAAAGAATAAGTCTTATAATGAAGAAATTGAGTATATTGAAGAAAGAGACGAAGGCAAACCAGGTTTAATGTTTAAGAAGATTGCTGCAAAAGCAGCAAAGAAATATGGTTCAAAAGAAGCAGGCAATAGAGTTGCTGGAGCAATTCGTAAGAAAGTTCTTGCAAATGAAGCAACTGCGATGGCTAAGAGAGGTCTTGATGAACCTGCAATTCGTAATAAGATTGCATCAACAACTCGTGGCGATGAGAGTGCAGACAAAGCAACTGCACTAGCAGATCGTGAAACTTATGGTGATAATAAAAAGAAAGAAGGTAGAGAGAAACTTGCAAGAAAGCAAAGAGGCGATTTCCGTGATACGACTTCTTCAAATCCTGGACTTCACGGATATGCATACAAAGCAACAACCGATGCTGATAAAGAAAAGCAGGCAGCAAGAGGAAAACAAAGAGGTGTCCTAACTCCTAATGAAAAGAAGACCCTGAATAGAGAAGAAGTTCATATCTATGATACTATTATATCACACTTACTTGAATATGGTTTCGCAGATACAGAAGAAGGTGCAGATGTGATTATTGAAAATATGAGCCAATCTTGGATTAAACAAATCCTAAGTGAAGATTGATTTATAAAAACAAATAAGTAAAAGCACCTATTGACTAGGTGCTTTTTTATGACTATAATAACTCTGTGGGTTTTGAGAAAATATCTTAGGTTCTAAATACATTAAGATTACTTAAAGGACCTCTTGGCGACATATAATAATCCTTGGTTATATAATGAAGAACCCTTTGAGACAAATGATATCCAAGATTGGTATGGGTTTGTATATCACATACGAAACACTTGTAATACTCGGTGTTATATTGGAAGAAAGTACTTTTGGTCTTTTACAAAGGATAAAGGAAAGAAAAGAAAAAGCAAAAAGGAAAGTGATTGGAAAAATTATTATGGAAGCTGTACAGAACTCAAAGAAGACATAAAGATATTTGGAAAAGATAAGTTTGAAAGAAAGATTATAAGTCTTCACAAGACATTAGGAAAAACTAATTATGAAGAAACTAAACAGTTATTTTTAAATAATGTTTTGATTGAAGCACTTGACGATAATCATCCAAAGTATTATAATTCACAGATACTATCTCGTTATTTTAGGAAAGATTATTTCAATTATGAATCAAACAAAAACACAAATAATGGTGCAGTGTGATAGTATTGTTGCATATTATATTGAACGAATAGAACATCATTATAAAAATGGAAGAAAAAAAGAAGCAAGATGTTTACATAAAGAAATTCAACAATGGATACAGGAAAAAGAAGATTATGAAGTGATTACTTTAGAATACTTAACTGATTATTTTGACAAAACCTAAATAATCTCATATAATGATTAAGCAATCCTTAAAAAGATTGCTTTTTTTATTATGAGATTTTGACGTGACAACCTAGAGCCGTGGAAGATGCCCTTCGAGAGATGTGGTGTACCCCTCTTCTATACGGATGCCGAATTCTATTAAAATTAATGCTACTATCAACAATTGCTACCCTTTCAGTCTTAACTGCGTTTGCTTCACCACTACTCTTACCGGTGAGTGCTCCACCAGTGCCTGAGAAAGAAAGTTTAGAACTCACAATTCAAGACTTCTCAAATCAGAAAGACACCAAATCTGAAAAACTAAACATTACAGAAACGAAGGTCGAAAATAAAGAAAAGATTTGGAAATGTAAAGGGTGTAATCAAACAGAAACTTATGCTTTGAGTTACTTGCAAAAACAAGGAATCAAAGATAAGAATGCTCTAGCAACCATCATGGGTAATATCAAACAGGAATCAGATTTTGTTCCTAATATCTGTGAGGGTGGGTCTAGAGTTTCCTACCAAGGATGTGGAAGCGGTGGATATGGATTAATCCAATGGACCGATTCTGCAAGATATGATGGATTAGGAAGACATGCTGCCCGTATGGGTGCTAGTGCTTCTACACTTGATACTCAACTCAACTATATGTTGAATGAGGGTGATTGGAAAATGATTGAACCGAGAATGAAAACTCCTGGTAAATCAATTGACCAGTATATGTACTACGCAAGTAAGTGGATACGCTGGGGACATCACGGAGCAAGAACTGACTTTGCTTATCGTTATGCGAAAAAAATGGTTCTTACAGAAGTAGATGCCTAATTGAATAAATATGGGGGAATGTATCTTCCCCCTTTGTGTTTAACTTTAATTTTGGCAAGAAGAAACCAACTATTTTTAAATATGCAATTGTAGGAGTTATATTTACTTCAACTATTACAGTTATATCTCAGTGTACTCGTATACCAGAAGAAAAATTATATGATATTGTAGATCAAGTTCAAAGAAAAATACCTGGAAAACCTTTGAATGATTATATTATAACTGATCCAATTCTTTTAGATAGAAGAATCAAAAGAGATGTTGATTCTGCAATACTAGAATATGAGAGGTTGACGGGAGATGATGGTAGTGTTAGAATAAGTCCATCATATTTTTCAGAAAAACCACCTGATGGCAGTAAAGCACAAAAATTACTTGGTGGTGAATTAAGAATATGTGGTTCTTGGGTTCCTGATTGCCCAAAAGAAAATCAAGTTCAATAATGCGAATGTAGTTCAGTTGGTAGAACGCTATCCTTCCAAGTTAGATGTCGTCGGTTCGAGTCCGATCATTCGCTTTCCCTTTTTGGGATAATTTATTCCACAATAGCTCAGCGGTAGAGTCGGTGACTGTTAATCACTTGGTCCCTGGTTCGAATCCAGGTTGTGGAGTTTCTTATTATAACTATTTAAAATGTTCTGGCAAAAATATCATGATATTTTAATTAAATATCTAACCTTGGAAAATACATATTCTCAAGAAACTGTACAAAATGATTCTAAATTGGAATCTTTTTTGTATCAAGGAGAATACATTCTTAAATCTAGAGTAACTAATATAACAAAAGGCAGCACATCAATCTATAATAATATTCTCTATCCAAAAACTGGAAAAAATCTTCCTTGTCTCGGAATGGATTTGATGGCATTCTTTAAAAATAAAGTTATCTTAACTTTTGATTTCCAGCATCCAAAAGAAAACTATGATTTTGATCATGAAATTGTGAGAAAAAATATGGGGAAATATTTGGATAATACTAAAGAAATTCGTTTCTTTGAACCAGGTAATCACTTCTCTCGATATGTATTTGTGCGTAAGTGTCATATGGATGAGGTGGATCAGTATTTACCAGATTTTGAAAAATACGTTTCTACATATTCTAAACTTTTGGAGGAATTTCAACCAGAAGAAAATAATACAGAAGAGTTTATTAATTTTGATAATTATATGCTAAAGTTAGATCCAGTATCTGGATATATGCAGTCAAATTTTGGTAAAGAATTTGCTGAAAAATATGTGAAAAAATTTTTATTTGAGTACTCTAGTTTCTCATTATAAATATCTAAAAATAGGATAATGGAAAAACTATTTAAACAATTAAGTGATGCTCAGGCATCACTCTTTGTTCTTTTTCAAAAGACTTGGGTATATCATTGGGATGTAGTGGGACCTGATTTTCACCAATTTCACACATTATTTGGAGAGCAGTATAATACAATGTTTGAAGAGATTGATACTCTTACAGAACATATGAGATATTTGGGTATGAAACCAGTTAGTACTTTAACTAGAGCAGTTGAAGTATCTATGATTAAAGAGGCAAATAGTTCAATT